AAATTCAGCTCTGTTTCAGTTAAATAGCCCTCCGGGAATACATCAGGCCGAATCTGAAACAGAAAGCACCCTTTCACATCACAAAGTGCGATACTGGCCTGAATGTCTGCTATTTTCCAGAGGGCCGCGGCTTTACCTCTGCTTGTTTCCCTAAGCCTGTTAATTCGAGGATCTTGTTTGCAATCTGGCTAAATTCGATAGGAAACGTGTCACCCATCTTAACCACATCAGATAATTCGAGCTTCGGCGAGACTACACCGCGCACAACATGCTCATATCGTTTCGCGAGTAATTCAGGCACATTGTCAGAAATGCCAACACCTTCAAGCAATGCCGCTGCTTTTTGCTTTCCGCTTGTATCGGCCAGCTTTGAGATTAGATCAGAGAGCAGCTTTCCTTTCTGGCTTGCTTCGTCAGACTGCGCGATTTCATGAGCAGTTAGCCCGCGAACAGTCACCACCCCATCACCTAGCCCCGCTTTTTTAAGGGCTTCGAGAGTCATTACTGACTCTCTGGGCTTGAAGGTTTGCGATCGGAAACCCTCTAAGTCAAACATTAGGCGCTAACCTCTTTTCCTTCGCTATTTGCTGATATTGTACAAGATGCCTGAATTTCATCACCAGCAGGGAACGTGCGAGAAATGCCGAGCTTGCCCTGACACAAAATGTAATCACCCTTGTATTTATCAGGGAAGAATTTGAAAAACAGATTCTGGTTTTTCAGCTTAACCAGCGCGTCATTAATGCCATCTTCCAGATAAGCGGTGAACGACCCTTGACCAAGAGAGCTTGAACTTGAACCCAGCGTAGAACCGTAAATCTGAGTCGAGCTCACAGAGTGCGAAGTTTCAGGCGCCACAAAATCAACCGACTTAGGAACATCGGCAAAGATCGGTGAAGCGTAAGATGCAGAAACACCTTTAACGGCATCTGCCGTGTGGATCGTTGGCAGCGCGTCATTAAAGACCACCTTGCCCTGCAGGTAGTCGATTTCGAAAAGGGGCGAATCATAGCGCTCTTGATGCAGGCCCACTACCTGGAAGATTTCAGCATCTTGAACAGGTGCTGTCGTAATCGATGTAAGCCTTACCTGTGCAACCTCTACTGAGCCAACCGGAATATAAGCCGGGCCACCTGCCGCGCCTCTTGTTTCAGAAAAGGCAGTGGAAGCGGTACCAGAAACAACCACCACCGCGCCCGCACTTGTGACTGTAATTGAATTAATCCGGTGCGTGTTGGTGGTGGCGCCGCGTAAGCACGTCAAGTTAATGGTGGCCGAAACGGTTTTTAATGTGCCGCCTATGTATGCAGTTAAGGCAGCCAAATCAACCAGGTCATCCGTGCCGCTGGCAGCTTTAACAACAGCGCCGCCAGTCGCAACACCATCAGGCCGGACAACAGGCTCGAAGCCGGATCGGCGGGAAAATAGCGTAGCGCCTGAGTTAAAAATGGTGTTATCGCCTGAGTTTGTGAGTGCAGACATCGCGTTTACGTTTTGCCCGCCTTCATATTGCAATTTTGCATTTTCAGCATTAGACATTTTAGTGCTCCAATAATTAAAAAACCGCGATTACGCGGTGATAGGTTTTTGCCTTCTGGCGGGTTTATGCGACGGTGAACGGGTCTCCAATCGCAAACTGGTAAACGATGTTAAACACCGCATAAACTTCGATTTCGTTCGCTCCATCTTCCGGATAGATAAATTCGCTCTCCAAATAGGTGATCGAGCGGCAAAGCCCACCCAGTTTATTATCACCCGACGTGGCGGCTTGTATTAATTCACCCAGCATGGCGTTCGCTTGCACGCTATGGTTTGGATATGTTGCTTTATCTACCTTGGCCAAATATTCGACCGGCAAAGGTAAAGTAGATTCATTGGTACCATACTTTGTTATTGAGACTTCTTCGCGATTATCCCAAACACTTTTTGCGGGCAAATCGCTATCGCCATCCAGTTTTAAGCACCTGGCCGCGCTTATTTTAGTGACAAAGGCTTGAATAACCTGCTCTCGAATAGTGTCCGGCATTAGTAGCCCCTTAAGGATGCGGCAAGCTGTTTATCGGCTTCGGCTTCGAGCATATTGCTTAACTCCGTGTCTATGTCGTCGCGCACAGTGTTGAATACTTGTGATACTGAAGGACCATAAAGCACATCGAGCTTTCCGGTTCTCGGGTCGCTTCGGGCTATCACGTCAATTTTACGGCCGCCCGCATAAATAACTGTTAAAAAGGCATTCTTTACGATCTTTGCGCGGCCTTTTTTAATCTTAACTTTGAAGTCATCGCCTTTGGTGCCGGTTGCGTAGTTCATTAAAATAAGGCCACGGCTATCGGCACTGATGCTGGCTTGCAAACGCTGCCAGGTGGCTCTCTTAAGTTTTAGCTTTGATTTCACATAGGCAGCCTTAAGGTTTACCTGCTCTCTGATCTTTTTGCTTGAAAGCGTGCGGCCTTTGGTAACTGTCGCATTCAGAGAGCGAGCAATAATCTTAGGACCATTCAAGCGGATCCCTTTTATCATCACCTGGGTTTCATTTAACTGGTTTTGATTAATGCTAACTTTCATTGATATGCCACCGGGTCAAGTTGCCATCATTTGAAATCTCGCCGTCAAGTTTGAATACGCCTTCATCGGTTTCTAGCGTATGGCCGCGCTTTGGAGAAGGGATCTCATATGTGAAAAACTCAACCTCGTGCCGCCGGGCGGGGCCTTTTGTGTCAAAGCCGCCGAATTGCTCGACATTCATGTCTATTTTTACTTGCACCACGCATTTATTGTTATAGATGGCACGGCCATCACCCAATATACGCATACATACCGCGTCCATGCGGTTTGCAAGTTTTCTAAAATCAGGCACTAGAAAGAGCCGTTTAGTCGAACATTAGCGGTTGTGTCGCCATTTATTGCGGCGATAGTGAAAACGCCAATTTGCATGTGCGTTGATGCTGTAGTGGTGACTTCTCGGTTTGTGTCATCCCAGTAAGCTTTAGCGCCTACCGCTGGTGCGTCAATCGTCTTCTTTTTCAAGTCAAAAACGCCAGTAACGTCAAATTCACCTGAAACGCCGGTTAGATAATCGCCACTAGCGACACCAAAAATAGAACCAACTTTTGCGCCTTGACCGCTCAAAAGATCGTAAGGGGCGACAAGTGTCAGCGTATTGCCTAATTGAATAAAGTTTTTCATTGGTAGAACTCCACATTTTAAATTTTTAATAAAAAGGAGGCGGTTAAGCCTCCTTTTTCTAGTTACTGAGTTAAATGATGATTAAGCGCCAGCGTTTTTAAACAGACCGCGATAATCAATAACGCCGGCACCGAAATCAAGACGCGCTTTAATCTTGATACCGTCTACATCAAAGCCTTGCTGAGTTTCGATATAGATGCCTTCTTCACCAGCAAGATACGCGTACTCAATAGTATCTATCCGAGAAGGTTCCGCCGCCAAGTACCATGTAGTTACACTATTATCATCAAGGCGAGGCTCAACAATCAGCGTCAAAGTGTTTGCAAAAATATTAACATCGCCCGACGCAGTGGCAGTGATTCCGGTAAGCAGTTTCTGTGCTACCGTTTCCAAGGCCGCGGGAACGATCAAATACTTAGCCTCAAGATTCAGCGGACGCTTTGTGTTAATTCCGGTTTGGAGGCGGAATTTCTTTCGCGCTTCGCTTAAGGTCGTTTCACTTAAAACACCTGCAGTGCCCAGGTTTTTGTGCGTCGCATGAAACAAGGCTACATTGTCAGACATGACAGCGTTTGCCGTGAACAGACCCCAAACCGAATTGTTTTCGACCTCGGCGGCTGAGGCACCAAATGCTTGAGGGACTCGGGTAAATGCGTCCATGTCATCATTAATGATTGTTTGTCTGCTTAAAGCAATTATTTTGCCTTTTGTCGCTAGCTTATAACTCTCACCAGCCTCTCCCAGCGTGCCGTACTTGAATTCGCCCTTTTCATTGACAGTTTCAAGGTCGGGGGCTTCGCCTAACTGCGCTCTATATATGGCTTTAAAGTTTGCTGCTGTGGTTTGGCGGCAAAAAGGCATAAACGTTTTCGGTGCTGCCTCATATCCCTGTCTTAATGACTGATTGGTTACGTCCGCCAAGATTGCTGGAAAGTCGCTAGTGGTGTGCATGGCTTTGGCTGATAGCTCATTAAGACTTAAGCCTCTCGTTGAAATACCATTGCCCTCTACCATTGCGCGAGCCATTTCCATCAATGTCATACCTCGGAAATGGCGGCCGCCATCATCAAGCTTGTTTTTGGAAGGGTCGGCGCGGTTTAGGATTGCATTCGTGATGCTTGCTCTAATCGCTGTCGTGTCATGCTCGACGCGAATATGCGAACTCGGGTTAAATGAGGCATCCCGTTTGGCCACAGCATCTAAAGCCTCGGAACGCGCTGAATCTGCAGTTATCCCGCGGCTTATCATGCTGTTAATTGTTTCAGTATCAATTTTGGCTTTTGCACCGATGGCTTGAATTTCAGTTACCCGCGCTCTTTCATTGGCAACTGCCTGATCAGCTAGCGCTTTGGCGTCAATTGCTGCCTGTTCTTTTTCGGCCTTTGCTTTTGCTTCAGCCGCTTTTCTTTCTTCTTCGTTCATAGCTATGTTTTCCTTTGGGGAAGTTTGAGCGGGCTGTGCCGCTATTGGGTTTGAAGCCATGCTTTTAAACACAGCCTCGGGTATGTTTGAAAACTGCTCTAAGTCGACCGAGGCGGCCGCCTTAATTTCGTCGGTGATTTCGTCAATAAATCCCATCTCTAATGCGTCGGCTGCATTGATCCAGGTATCTTTTCTAAGCATCTCTGAAAGCTCTTCTTCTGTTCCCTTGAATCGCTTCATATAAATGCCAAGAATGCTTTGCTCGAATCCGTCTAGGTTTTCAGCCATGCGTCGCATATCATCGGCGTTTCCGTTAACGCTGTTCCATGGCTTATGTATCATTAACCAAGCATTAGAAGGCATGCGAATCACATCACCGGCCATGGCGATAACGGATGCCATCGAAGCGGCCAGACCATCTATATAAATATTGATTTTGGCGGGAGACTGAACAAGCCGGTTGTAAATTGCTAAGCCTTCAAGCAAATATCCGCCGCCTGAGTGTATCCGGACAGTAATTTCGTCTTTGTTTAAAAATTCCAACTGGCGAACAATGCTTTCAGCATCCAAGTCATCCCACCAGTCGCCGATATCACCGTACAAAAGAAGCTCACCAGCGCCGCTTATGCTGTTTTTCGCGGTTTTAGCCTTGCGGATATCTAAGCTATTTCTTGCTGTCATCATCTTGTTCATCATCGTCCTCGCTCTCTATTTGGAATTGGCCGCCGTTCGTGGTTTTTCTGGCGTCGCTATCCAGAACGATGCCTTTTTTGTCAAACTCTTTATTGTCTCGCTCTATTTCTGCCCGCATCGCTTCCGGGTCATAACCATTTTCTCGAACGGTTTCAGACCAGGATTTAAGGCCGCCTCTTATTGCCTTTATCTGAGCCGGAATTTCGCGGCTTTGATCAATCATTTCGCGGCGTGGTGGCGTCCACTCAAAACTGACACCGCGCATGTCATGGCCAGCAATTTCACAAGCTTCAATAAACCAGCGCTCAATTACCCTTAACCCTTGCGGAATCAGCATATTCCAACGCCATCGTTCGATATTTCGGCCAAACTCAACAAAGCCCATTTTCCCGCTTGAGAAGCTGGTACCCTTCAGGTTTCCGGTTAATGCTTCGAATGTGATTCCGTAAGCTGCAGCGATGGCGTGCTGCTCTGTTGAAACAAACTCGGCATGGCCAGAGACGGAAGGAGGGCTGTTAAATTCAATTGATTTGCCGTAACCAAGCTGGGGAAACATGCCAGGCTCTAATCGGTCGGGTAGAACGTCGCCTTTTGTGCCGTCATTTTCTAAGTCTGTAATGATGCCGACCAGGCAGGCGGCAATTTTTTGCTGCTCAATTCTTGCGTCCTGAAAGTCATCAAGGCCTTTCATTCGCATAAAAGCAGATACGCCCGCAGGGATGCCGCGGACTTGCCCCGGACGGGTCACTTCATAAATGTGCGCCACCTGGTCACTAGAAACGAACTTGGATGAAAAGGCAGATATGCCTCTTTCACCAGGATGCGAATCATGCAACCAAAATCCCTCTTTGTTGTTGTTGGCACCAAATTGAACGCCTTGGATTACCTTCTTTCCATCACCTAAAAGTCCGTCCTTTGAATGATCAATAAAATCACCCTCAAGGACTCGTATTTTTAGAGGGACTGACAAGGATGGGTCATTCACAAACTGTCTTAGTAGCAGTGCTTCACCGCTTTCAGATTGGGCGCGAAAGGCTAGAGCCTGAATGCCAAAAAGATTATGAATACCGTCAGCGTCGCATTGATGAATAAAATCTTGCAGTAGCCTTTGGGCGTTAGCCTGCCTTTTTTTGTTTTCGCATCTTGCGGCCGGGATAATTCCACCACCAACCACATTAGAAACGCGGGCTTCAATGGCTCTGTGCGCATAAGGGTTATTCCTGACCAGCTCCCTCGACCGCCCCCTTAAGACAACAAGGGAGGCTCTCGTTTCAGTGTTCGCGCTTGAGTCAGAGCCTCGAAACCATGTGTTTCGTCGACCCTTTCCGGCTGCGTCATAACTGTTTTTTGAGTTTAGCAGTTCAGACTTGAATCTTGCCTGGTCCCTCGCCAGCCCTTTTTGGGGAGAGAAATACGTAATCAGTTTATCGATCGCGTTTCGCTTACTCATTGATAGCCCCTGTCATAACTTGGCATGGCAACATTTGCACCGCTTGTGCCGCTTATTTCTCTTTTTAGTTCATTAATTAAAACCTTCATTTCGCGCAAAGTTCTGTAGGTCACCTCTCGGTCAGAATATTTGACGGTTGTAACGCCCTCATAATAGGCATCTTCTAACGATTTGAGTCTGCTGGCTGCTGCTGTCATTGCTTAATTCCAATATGAAGAGGTTCTTCTTTCGGGCTGTTGTTTATCTGCCTCAGCTGTGAAAAGAGGCTCGTGCTCTAACTCTGATAAGTTGACGCCAAAATTTTCTTGGCAAGCTCTTATGGCGGCCAGGTTATAAACTGAAGTATCAAAGGGCTCGTTCCGTCTTCCGCCAGCATCCCAAACAATCACCCACCGGCCTTTGACTAACTTTCTTTTGCGCTTTTCGTTGGTTAAATGCTGGAAATACGTTTCATCAAAATCATTTGATACCGGGTAATGGCAATAGCCCTCCCCGGGGTAAAATATTTGTAATCGACTTTGTACAATCTCTTTGGCCGTATCTGTTCCGATCATCGCCAGATAGACGCCGTTTTTATTTTTTTGTCTGGGGAATGTGATTATCGGTTTTCCAGGTACCGAGTATCCTTTGACAGGAATAAATCGGCGCAACCCATGCTTTTTACTAAAGCTATAAACTTCATCGGTGTAATGACCGCCCGAATCAATCAGACAAAGCTTTATATCTACCAAATAGCCGCTTGGGGTTTTAAATTGGCGCTTGAGTCTTTTTGCGAGAAGGTCCCAAATCTCAACACGCGATAAATCGCCGAAGAGTCTTTCATAGCTGATCCGGTAGGATTCTTCGCCGTTCACCCATGCAACAACTTCAATTTCGAAACGGTCGTCTTGAGTATCAACCGCCGCGGTTAATACACAGCTATCAACCGGTATTTCTGCGCGGTAATGCTCACGGCGCTTATATAAAACATCGTGATCAAGCTTTTCGCCCTCGTCTTCCACCCAGGTTTCACCGAGAGTAGTATTAACAAAGGATTTTAGTTTTTCTCTTGTGCGCTTGGCCTTCAACCAATCTTTAACTATCCGAGTCCATGGCGAGAAATGGGAGTGTATTGCCCAGTTATACCAAGCAACGGAAATCGGCGTTGATGCTGGATTTCCCTCTAAATCGAAAAAATCCATTGCATCTTTTGTCACCAGGCCTTCGTCGCTTTCCCAATAGCCTTTTTCATCAGCCTCTAAATAATCTGCATATTGAAATGTAGCGGCACAATGCTTGCAGCCGTAATAAACAGAATTTGGCTGGTCCTCTTCTGGCAAAGACTCATTCCATTTAAGCCCATACTGCAAATCTTTCGATCCAAAAACTAAGACTTGAGGTTCGTTGCAGTGAGGACAAGGAATGTATCTTTTAAAGTTATGTGAGGCTTCGGCCGCCGCTTCCTGTATCTGGCATTCGCCCTCAATCGCAGGAGTCGACCCCCTTATTGATTTTCGAAACGCTGAGCCCTCAAGGCGCTTATCACCAATAAACGTTGGCGAACCTTCTTTTTCGATATCTTTATCGAACTTAGAGAGTTCATCATAAATGGCCACATCAACCGATTTTTCACGGTAGTTTTTAGCAGCCTTGCCGCCTTTTAAATGGAGCTGCCTTTGGTTGGTGAAAACCTTGCAGTCGATCGTGTTGTTTTTATGCTTTATGCCGTGCCAGGGAAATATACTTCTCAGGGCTTCAACATCACGAATCATCGGATCAATGTGCTGTTTTGAAAAGTCATCGCGTGAGCCATCATCAGGCTGCCAAAGAATGACATTTCGTTTTTTGTGCTCAATAAAATAATTGATCACGGCGGCTAATAACTTTGTATACCCAACCCTTGCCGACTTAACCCAGTTGACCTCGTCAATTTCATCATTGCCCATCGAATTTAAGATGGCAATTTGGTATGGGACCGTCTTCCACTTACCTTCGATGTATGAAGATTCAGCTGACATATAGAAATGTTTATCAGCGTGCTCTACCGCGGTCATTGGCGGCGGCCGATACAATACGTTTAGGCCCTCCTGAATTGCGCGCTTAAACTTTCCCTTCTGATTCGCTGATAACATCTTCTATCGCCTGATCAATAAATTCGTCAAGCTTCGCGGCCTCGTTTGAATGCTTAACTATTTCAGCGCTAACGGAATCAATGATCCGCTGTTCTAGTTGTGGGTGTTTTCGTTTGATTGTCTGAGGCAGAGCGTTGAGTATCCCGGTAACCTGGTTAAGAACTTTTGCCAAAACATCACGCCCGAAATCTGTTGGTATATATCGACCCTCCATGACTTCGTTTTTCATTTCTTGCATGTCCGCCTGGGCTCTAACAAGCCTTGCTCGCTCCTGATCGAGATCAATTGCTTCGTCATCCAATTCCGGTTCGGCAGACCGCTTTGACATAGCCCTTAAATAATAGATATAGGACTTTCTGCAATCATCTAGGTCATAGCCGCCCTTGCCTTTCGAAGAAGGCAGGACGCCATCTTTCATTAGATTTCTAATCTGCCTTTCTGACAAATCAAGATGATCACCAACTTCTTTTTGAGTTGCCATTGACTGCCTTTACAAACCGGAACCGGAAACGGGTTTCCAACTTTGCCGTATATAGTGAAAAACCGGGCCTCTGCGCACC